ATTTTTCCATATGCTTCTTCTGAACTTCTAAATCGCTACAAACTAGATAACGCAAGTATGGAGATAGCGATGTGAAGCCAGCTTCAAGAGCAATTTTCATAATGTCAGCGGCTTCTTTATCAGTAAGATGAACGGTTTTAGTCGCTGTTTTTTTCTCTGCTGTGTGGAAGCGTGTAGTTTTCATAGACAGACCTTTTGCTATGCCGCTATATGATGCTGTGCTTCAGAAGGATAAATATCAGGCCTTAATTTATAACGAGATACTTTCCCGTTTGTGGCTTTTTCAATCTCGATAACTCGCTTTACAGGAACTTTGCCAGAAGCTTCCCATTGCTGAACGGCTTGCGGGGTAACTCCCAACTCTTCAGCTAAAGCGGTCTGGCTTCCTAGAATTTTAATTGCTCTTTTAATTGCGCTCATGGTGTTACCTGTAATGCGTAGTAGTTATTTACAAGTAAAACTTTAAACAAGACGCAAACTAATTGCAAGTTTTTCTTAAAATGCTTATTACAAGCACACCTTGTAGAATTGTTTTATGGATACGATCGGATCACGCATACAAACCCGAGTTGATGAACTTGGACTAAACCTCTCTGAATTGGCGCGCCGACTTGGCGTTACACCTCAATCAGTTCAGCAATGGGTTAATGACAGAACATCACCTCGCGGCAAGCGCCTAGAAGCTCTTGAGCGAGAGCTTATATGCTCAAAAGAATGGCTTTTATTTGGAAGTAAAGACGAGTCACCACTAGGAGGGAAAAATCAGACATTGATAAATATCCCTGTACTCAATGTTGAGTTGGCGGCGGGAAATGGTATATCGATAGATACCGAACTGGTGAAAGATTGGGTTCAAATTCCCCAGGACTTTTTATGGAATGGAATAAACCAAAATTCTTTAGTTGTTGTTTCCGTTTGTGGTGATTCAATGCTGCCCCGCCTGCATGATAAGGACCAACTACTTATTGATACTTCAGACAAGAAGCCGATAAGCGGAAAAGTTTATGCTATTGCTACTGATGATGAATTACGAGTAAAGCGGCTTCATAGACGCACTGACGGTAGCTGGATTATTAGCTCAGATAACAAGCACGATCCCGCATACCAGGATGAAATAATATCTCACAACAATTTTGAACGACTTCGCATCATAGGACGAGCAGTGAAAGTCTTAATGGGTGATATTTAGTGAAAGGGATTTTTATGAAAGCTCTGCTCCTTCTGCTTATCCTAGGCGTCACTAACGCTCAAGCTCTAGAGTTTGGCAGAGCTGGCGGGACCTTTACGATGACAGGCTCTATCGAGGAGGGAGATTCCGCTAATTTTCTTTTTGAGCTTTATGAATGGGATGTTCCCCCAACTGTTTTTTTCATTGACTCCACAGGCGGGAGTTTAAATGATGCAATGCTAATAGGGGATTTCATTAGGCGTAGCTATATTCCAGTTTGGTCGGGTGATAAATGCTATAGCGCGTGCGTGTTCATCTATATTGCAGGAGCTGAGAGAGAAGCTCAAGGCGAAATAGGCCTGCATAGACCTTATTTCGATAAAAATTATTTTGCAAATCTAACCCCTGCAATGGCAGAAGAAAAATACAAAGAGATTGAGCAGGACAGTATTAAGTATCTGAAAAAAATGGGGGTTTCCCAAATAATAATAGAGCGAATATTTAATACTGGATCCACTGAAGTTGATATATTGACCCCAAAAGAGGCGTTAATAGCGTTTGGCGAAACATTACCATTCTATGAGGAGTGGCTAACAGCGAAATGCGGGAAGTACACAGAAGAGCAATCAAGAGTTCTAAATTCGTGGTCGAATTTGATTGCTGCAAGGGCTACGTTACAGGTTGCAAGAAATGATGCGTTACCAAAGTCAGATGATTTTGGTTCGAATTTTCCAGAGTTGATGAGAAATGCTCAATTAGCTATTCAGATGGAGAAGGCAGGAATGCTACAGCCATATATTGAACTGTCGAACGTTCATAATAAGTGCATAAAAAAAGCCGAAGATAGTCATGCTTATGCATTCCATCGTGCCGTAAAGTCTGAGCTTGAAGATATTATGGATGAGATAATAGAAAATGACATTAAGCCTAACTCGCCAGAGTATGACTTTTCTGAAATGGTTAACCCGTTTGAAAAAGATGAGCAGAACAAAAGCGGCTGGGTATTTGAAGACGAGCTGGAAGAATGAAAAAGGAATACCAACCAAAACTAACCCAAAAAAGGGACTTATCAATGAAAAAACTACTACTATCAATCGCTATCGGCTTATATGCAGTAGTGCCTAGCATCTCACAAGCGGAGCACCAGACAGCACCAGCAGCGCAAACGGTCATTGACGAGAAGTGCCAGTGGATTAATGGCTACTACCGTAAAGACGGCACTTACGTTCAAGGCCATTATAGGGGCTGCTAAGCAGGCAAGACGGCACGTTATCCACGGTAGCGTGCTCATTAAAAAACGAACTTATGGCCGATATGCAGTCTAAGTTATTATGTAGGCTACTTGTATACCTATAGCCTAGCGGTAGTTTAAACTACTGTATAAGTATACATTAGACCAAAATGAGTAACTTTTAGTATACAAGCAAAGCTTTAATTTACTACAATGTGCCTCGATGGTATTTAATTGTCACTATTGCCACATATCCTATAGAACTAACACCTTATTGCTTCAACCTGGTCAGCAGGAATAATCTTAATATCAGTGTTTATATAAAGAAAAATCACAAAAAATTTAAGGGGAATACAATGCAAACTGCAATTCAAGCACCGGAAGTGTTTGACAATCTTATCGTTGCACGTGGAGAAAACCGTGGCGAGCTGCTTACTATGGCAAAGCCTGCCATGTTTGAAAACAAGAATGCGCAGGGTGTTATTGCTGAAATGTCTTATGAAGATATTGCCAAGCGTGCATGGGCCTTTGGTCGTCGCTGCTACAATATCAATGCCTCTGCGCAGAAATCTTAACCTCGCTTTTGAAAAACCGCTACCTAAATAAGTAGCGGTTTTTTTTCGTCTTGATTCAGGAAGAATATGATTTATACAGGTAGTACTTCACAAGATTTTAATAACCTAGCTACTTATATAAATGGCTTTACTAAAGCTATTAAAATTAACAATGTTCAGGTTGATGATAATGCACTCGAAAGCGTGTGCTTTCATATGGTTGAGGAATTCCCTCATGGTGACGGACTTGAGAAAGCCAGCACATTCAAAAAGTTAGCCAATTTCATGGCTTATTTTATTTGCTTAGCTCCTGTTAAAACAACAATTCCCATTTACGTTCGCGGTATTCAGCATAGAAATATTAACGCAGTCCTGGCTCTAGAAATTGCGATCGTTTGCCTTGAAAATTCCAAAATCATTCAGCAAGATGGCACTGATAAAAAGGTTGATCGTCCTATTTATATATCTGATCACTCTTATGGCGACATAGTTGATGCTCTGTCGGACAAAGGCATTTGTCCAGAACATCACTACAAATTGATCACTGTTTTGCTTGAGCAGATAGTCTATAAGACAAATGACCACTGCGAATACAAACCAGACAATACCGATGCTACCGCACAACCTAATAAAGGCTTTTATGAAAAACCTGCGCTTATGAGTGAGGATGATTATCAGTGGGCTCATGAAAAATGGGGAGATGAGCAAATACTGGGGAATTAGCATAATAAAGCCTGCTAATACGCTCCCTGTAAGTAAAGATGGGTGAATATTCCCCCCCAATAAGACCCACCATAAACCCGCCACTGAGCGGGTTTTTTGTTGCCTGCACTCCCTGATTTTTCTTTCTTTTTTAAAATAAATTCAGCGCACTTCCCTATAAATAAAAAATTATTACTAAAGTTATTGACTATAACAATAACCTTGGTTATATTTTCAATAACTTTAGTGATTAAAACCTTGAAAATGACTAACAAACTTTACGGACTACTCGCACTACTTATGCCAACGGCATTTTTAATCTTTGTGGTGCTTGAGATAGCAAACGGAAATATATAGAGGACGGGACGATGAGTGCAGCAGGATTAAATCAATACATGGAAGGAATGATGCGCCAACATTTTGGAGCCAAAAACATGGGCGGCCTAAATCAGGAAGATTTTGATTTAGTAACTAACGCAGCCTTAAGCCTTGCGTTCAATACTGGTGATGTCTTTCTGAACAATAAGCTCTTGAGTATTCAGGACTGTCAGAGCGAGATCTACTGGATTAAGCAATCTGATTTAGATATTGCTAGCGAAACAAGCGGTTACTTATCTAATGAAGAGCGTGAAGTGTTAGCTATCGAGGCTTCGCCTGAGTACGTCATTTTAGAGTTAGAAAAAGCAATGGCTGATTGTTTCTCTAAAGAAAATATTAATCGCCTTCAGCTGCTTAATTCTTTGGCTACCAAATGCGCCATCATCCGCAAGCTTTCATTTAACCTCGAAGAGCTTAAAGCATCAGCTTTAGAGGCTAATGCTCTTCAGGCTGCGGGGTTTTAGTTATGGATACCGAACAGATTAAAGGCCTAGCAGGTGCAATGAAAGAGCTTACTCAGCTAGGCGAGGTTACACCTGGCAATAGAGATCTTTGGTTTAAAACCATAACGCCGGAGATCGTGCTTCAAATGCTTGCTCGCATAGAAATGCTAGAACAGCAAAACCAAGATAAGGCGGCTTAGTTATGACATTAGATGATGCGATAAAGGCAAAAACTCAAGGCGAGATTATTAGCGCACTAGAGGGAACCGGAAAAGCATTCTTCTATGTTCGCCGCGCCAAAAAGCGCACAGCAAAAATCACCCATATTGGAGCTAAAGCCTACGGGGATGTAGCAAGGCTTCAATAGAGCGAGTGAACGGGAGATCTCACGCTCAAATTCATTAAATAAGGACGGGAATATGAACGCACCAGTAACAGCACAGCAAACACCTATAGCAGCAATGGCTTCTCGATTAAGCCTTGATGAAAAGGAAATGCAGGGCATTGTTCTGAATACCCTCATGAAGGCCAAGTCGAATGGCCAGCAAGTAAGCAATGAAGAGTTTGTAACCTTTCTCGTCATTGCTAACGAGTATCAGCTAAACCCACTTTCTAAAGAAATTTATGCCTTTGCTAATCGCGGTGCAATTCAACCGATCGTCTCTATAGATGGTTGGTTGAAGATTATTAATCAGCACCCTGCTTTTGATGGTATGGAGTTTATTGATATCCAAGAGGGCGGCGAGCTCTCAGCCATTACTTGTCGAATTTATAGAAAGGACCGTCAGCGCTATACCGAGGTGACTGAGTACCTTAATGAGTGTGCTGGCACTTCAGAGCCATGGAAAAAATGGCCAGCTCGCATGCTTCGACATAAAGCCACCATTCAAGCAGCTCGTTATGCATTTGGCTTATCTGGAATAGTTGACCCGGATGAAGCTGAACGCATCAAGCAGTCTGTGGCTGCAGAGAAAAATATTACTCCTCAAGAAGAAAGCCGCCCTGCTCTCGAGTATTACCCAGTAGACAGCTTTGATCAGAACTTCCCTAAATGGAAAGACGCTATTGAAGCAGGCAAAAAAACACCGGACCAAATCATTCAAATGGTCAGCAGCAAGGCCCTTCTGACTGATGAGCAAAAACAACAAATCATGGGGATTAAATAATGAGAATTTTAGATTTAGTTCAAGGCTCTCAAGCATGGCATGAAGCCAGAGCTGCACGTTTCACAGCTTCTGAAGCACCTGCAATGATGGGCGCATCTAAATACCAGAAGCGTTCTGAACTTCTGCATATGAAAGCTACCGGATTGGTTGCTGAAGTATCTGAGCACCAGCAGAAAATCTTCAACAAAGGCCATAAGGCTGAAGAGCTCGCAAGACCGCTTGCAGAAGAAATTATTGGTGAAGAGTTATTTCCTGCTACCGCGATGCATGATGATATCAGCTTAAACCTTCTCGCTTCATTTGATGGCATCACCATGCTTGAAGATGTTTGCTGGGAGCATAAGCTTTTAAATCAGAAGCTGTTTGCAGCAGTTCAAGCAGAAGAGCTGGAAGCGCATTACTACTGGCAGTTAGAACAACAGCTGTTAGTTTCTGGCGCTGATCAATGCTTGTTTATGTGCTCTGATGGCACAAAAGAGAATATGGCTTCTATGTGGTACACCTCAATACCAGGCCGCCGCGAAGAGCTGTTAGCAGGCTGGAACCAGTTTGCTGAAGATCTTAGAAACTACACTCCTGCAGAAGCTACTGTTGAAGTAGTAGCAGCAACACAGAAAGAGCTTCCAGTTCTTACCGTAGATATTGCAGGTGAAGTTAAAAGCTCAAACCTAACAACCTTTAAAGATGCTGTTACCGCTCGAATAGAAGCAGTCAAAACAGACCTTACCACCGATCAAGATTTTGCTGATGCTGATGCGACTGTGAAGTTTTTCGATAAAGGCGAGAAGCAGCTGGAACAAGTTAAGGCGCAAGCACTTGCTCAAACTGAATCTATTAGCGTGTTGTTTAACACTATCGATGAGCTTAAAGAGTCAATGCGCAAAAAACGTCTTGAACTCAACAAGCTAGTTAAGGCTCGTAAAGAGCAACTTCGTTCTGAAACCATCATGACAGCAAAGCGCGCCTTGGATCAGCATATTGCTGAGCTCAACCGCCAGCTAGGCCAGTACGGCTTCATGCTCCCAACGATCACTGCTGATTTTGCTACGGCAATCAAAGGCAAAAAAACCATTACCAGTGTTCAGTCTGCAGCAGATGATGAGTTAGCAAAAAACAAAGCGATGGCGACTCAGCAAGCTGAAGGGATTACTGCGAAGGCAATTCTGCTCAATAAATTATCAGCAGGCTTCGAGCACCTTTTTGCTGACCGCTGTGAACTTGTCATGCTTTCTGAAGACCACCTAAAAGACAAAGTTAACTCTCGCATCTCAGCTCATAAAGAGAAGGAACGCCAGCGCCAAGAGCAAGAGCGTCAGCGTATTCAAGCTGAAGAAGCAGCCAAAGCCAAGCGCGAAGCCGAAGCCAAGCTGGAGCAAGAGCGCGAGAAGATCCGCTTAGAGGAGCAGGCTCGCATTCGTAAAGAGCAGGAAAAAGCAGCACTAGCGGCAAAAGTC